GTACGCTTGCGCTCTAAAAAAACGCCCTGTGAGCGAGACCCTTTAGATGAGTTACACGGCTTGCAGCAGCTGACCATATTAGATATTTCTATGGCTAACTCTGGTGCCTTGCTTACTGGAATGATGTGATCGATTGTCATGTCCTTGCCCTCGTATCCACAGTAGTAACAAGTCCAGCCGTCCTCAGCTAACTTACGCAATCTAACTTCTTTATACTTCCTCGATAGTCTAGGGTCGTTGCGTTTGCTACTCAATGCCAACCCTTTCGTAACCAGTGAGACCATGCATTACACGCATTGCCATCATATCTATGATCTATATATTTAAGTCCATAGTGTATCTGTTCAATGGCTGTCTTATCAGCTATAAGTGCGTTCTTTAACTGAGGTATTCCATAGGTATGGTACTTACCAGATAAATTACCTATTGCATAAGGGTTAAATGCAGACTCTTTACCATAAAGCCTAATAAGGCATATTGCTTCTTGCTTAGGCAATACAAGCCTTATGTAATCCTTAGGTTGTATGGCATCTATTGAGCCACTAGATGCATTTGCCATTGGTATGAATAGAGATACCCCAATAGCGGCGGCTACCCCCCGAGCTACGCTCAGGCGGCTCGGAGTGAGCCCTTGATGGGCTCTAGCCTGTAGAGTACTGCCTCTGTCAAATACGTTAAGCATAGTGTTCTCCTATCGTCTCAATATATGAGAGTGATATCCGTCACATCTATCTGTTGTCTGTTGAGTAGAATCCAGTTCCTTTGAATATAGCTGCTGGAGCAGATGAGTAAATCTTATTCATAGGTTCATCACAGAATGGGCAATTAACGTCATGAGGTTCATGGATAGCCAACACATGATCTAATATGGCTGTTGATTCACAATCTTCATTCCTGCATTGGAACTCATAACTTGGCATTACTTACACGTCCTGCATGGCACATTGACCAACTTCCACGATCCGCATTGTGCGCATCTTTCAGGTTCTAATTGTATCGAATCCTGCTGAATATCGCCGTAACCTGCGAGCAGAAGTAGTTGGACAAGATCACCAAAGCGCATGAAGGCTAGATACTCAGGAACGGCTTCCTGTGAATCCCCCTGTCCATTCATACGGCAAACCACGAAATAGGGTTCTTTACCTTTACTCCGTTTTGATGCTTGTCTCAACCACTCCATTGGCGCGAATTGATTGCGACTTTTTATCTCACAATCAAATGGGACGTTGATAACGTCTTTACCGTTTCCGCGCTGTACCGCAGCTCCACTCCACCATTGCGAAAGGAATAACGCAACGCTTCTCTCGGAAGCATAGCCTCGGTACTTCCTGCTCTGTGACATGGATTAGGTCATGCCCTTCCAGCAGAATTAACTGTGCCGCAATCTTCACACGTCCACTCATGTCTGAGGTAACGCTGTCTGATCTGCACACGATTGGGGAACTTATTGCACAACTGGCAGATTAGCTTGTAGCCAAGTTCTTCCAGCAATAGTGCGTTCTCTCTAAGATTGGCTTGCTGTTCTTCATTAGGAAATTGCTCCCATTCACCATCTTGGTTCAAGAATGTAACGTGTCCCATTATTCAGCCCTCGGCTTCCATGTTCCATCAGTTGCAATTGAGTACCAGATAGGATCACAGTAGTTCGATGTGCCATGAGGAGGATTGCACTTCCACACGCCCCACGGCTTGCCTGCTTTACTCGTGCCAGTCTTCCATACACGAGCCCCATGACTGCAACTCTCCTCGGGCGTTGTGCCTCCAAGTACCGATTGCACCATCTCGACTGCCTGCTCCATCGTTGCTACTGGTGGTGCTTCCCACGTTGTCCATGGATCACTTTCCTTTGCTACTGGGACATACTGTTCTGTTGTTTCTTTCATCTTTGCTTTAACTTCAGCAATCGATGTCACAACTGCTTGCTTTGCAGCAACTTTTGCCATCTCTTCTCGGCTTGGGCGCTTTCCCTTTGTCGCATAGCCAGCCGAAGCGAGAGCACGACCAATCGCAGACGTTTCACAATTTTCGAGAGCTGAAGTAGCATTGACTCCACGCCCCTGTACCGTTTCTTCCGCGAGCCCAGAACTCCAAGGGTGTTGATCAGCCTCAGTTCTGTATATGTAAGCCTGTACGATAAAACGTGAAGCACTTGCTTCAATAAGTTTTGTTTCAATCCGACCATCTGGGTGATCCTTCCAATACTTAATAAGGCGTTCTTCAACTGTTTCGTAATCATCAAGATTAAACATTGTTCTCCTTGTGTTGCTCAATCAAACGCTCTAATGTTTCACAACCATAATCTTCAAGATAAAAACCCGCTTCTGCTTGTATAATAACGGGCATTTTTCTATCAATTTTATCCGTTATGGCAAGTCCTTCTTTTTCTATTTGCATTAGAAGTTGTAGGTGCAACACTCTTGCAATTTGCTGCAATGACATAACAATTTGTTCATCATTAAACATAAAGTTCATTCTCCTCGGTGTGTAATTGACCTGCTATAGCAACGTACGCAGTGAGGTCGATGTAAGTGTCTGACTTTGCAGTCTCCATGCTTCTTGCGATTTTGACCAGTGCCATACACATCGCCACTTGATAATCTGTAACTGGCATTTCGAGGTATGCGCTCCAGAGTGAGGCTGTGCGCTGCATATTGTCGCTAGGGTGACCGTAATCAAGTCCTCGGTCTTGGATAGTAGCTCTCGCTTCGTTGAGGTAGTCTCTAGCATTCATCGACCCACCTGCTGAAGCTGACGCTGTGACTTGCGTAGGGCAATACGCCCTGCAATCTTGCCGTGTTCGTGTCCCTTTGAATAGCCGATAAGGAAGCCAGTAAATATGCCGACCAATCCCATCAAAATAAGTGCATGATCTGTGTTCATGTGAGCCCTTCTGTACCCGTACTTCGTGTACGTCAGAAGTATTACAGCAGATGCAGGCGACAGAAGCCAAACTTGTATAACGAAACGGTAACGATTTCATCGACTGTCTCGTCACCAAAGTCTGGTCTAGCGAACCCTTCCATAGACCTTGCCTTGGACAATGAACGTGCCGTTCTTCTCCATGTGGATAATGTCCACCTGCACGTTGCTTCCCTTGACATACATGATGGCAAAGGCTTGCTGCCAATTAGCCGTTCCCTTGACGTATCCAGCCTGTCTAAAGTCCATGAGATTACCTACCTCAACACCGTGTAAAACACGCCCTATACGGCCTCCAGAGGCTTCTGTGAAGGCGCTACGCCCTGCTCTGTGAGTATGTCCTGAGATGACGTTCTTGCCATGCCTACGGGCTGCCTCAAGGGCTGAGAGCCCACCTAGTTGTTTAATGGGCGTATGGTCGCCATGGACTGCAATCCAGTTAGGAGCAATAGCCATGGGAGTCTTGTGAAAAGTAATACCTAGCTCGTCAAACTTCATAAACTTCTCAAAGCGCAGCTCTGGAAGGCTTAAGAAGCTAGGGATTTTCTTCATGATTATGTTGTAGAGACGGTCTGTGTGGTTAGATCGTATGCAATCTGTAACGCCTAACTCCCAAAGAAGCTGCACACACTGGTCTCTGTCATCGCCAAGGGTCTGCTCGTAGGCTTGTGGCGTGCCTTCCGACCACTTGCTTATAGTCTGGAAATCAATCTCGTCACCTATGGTAACTGTTTGGTCTGGCTTAAAGGTCTTGAGGAATCGTGCAATGTTCTGAGTTACATGTACGTCCTCGAAGGGAACTTGCAAGTCGCTCAGGATTACAATTTTCTTCATCAGTCCTCGTCATCGTCCTCGTAGGGATTACCCGATATTTTCTCGATGGGCTTGACTGGCAGAATCCAGTCAGGATAGGACTCACGATCTAATAGAAGCCAGAAAGCCATATCAGTAGAGAAGCCAGCCTTGCGCAGACTGGTGTAATAAACATGCAAAGCAATGCAGTATTGGTCTAGAGCTGAGTAAGCATCTAGGTCAATGACCTTCTTAGTTCTTGCCATAAGATAAGTGTTACTTACCTAACATCTCGATGATTGTATCGACACGCACTTCAAGGCGATTGACCTGATCCTTAATGCTTGAGCCGCCGTTCGGCTTAAGCTCTGTCAGATAATGCTTAATCATGAACTGGGTATATGAAGCAACACCACCAAGCACAGTGACAACACCCACAGCCCAAGCAGCATAATCTACCGCGCTCATTTTTTAGGAGTGGCGTATCCAAAGACACCTGCGACAAGTGAACCAAGAATTGCTCGGTAGTCCAAAGCAAAGTTAGAGGTTGTACCCCATACTGCTAGGAAAGCACCTATTGACATTACATAAGGGTTCTTCATATTCATGCTGTTCCACCTATCATGGGTACATTAAAGAACGAGCCATCTGCATCGCCCTTTTTGGTAAAGCTAATATGGCAATGATGATTGTGCTTATTAATCCCATTGTAAGGACGCCAAGCCCAAGCCTTCTTACTCGATGCAATTCGTCCATTGAAGATAATGTAAGAGATTCTCTTATCGCCAGATTTACCGCAAAGTCGAATCTGGTCTGCAAGGTCAGGCATGAGGTCTGGCTTTGCCTTTCCAGATAAATCCCTGTCAATATCAATTGCCCTGACGATGCCTTCTGCATCAGGATTGTGGTCAGAAGGACGTGCTTTATGGCGAGTGTCGCCAATCCAGCCGTCTGAGGTGCAATCTCTATCTGGGTAACTATCATCGACTTGGAGTCTAAGCTGTTGTCCTGCTTTGCATAATTTCGGCTGCACAGCTTTCACACTCCCACTTCTTATCGTTATTAAGTAGCAAAGAATCGTGACCGCATTGAGGCATAGGCGCAATGAATGCGTCATCTATCGAATCGTATGTATATCCAACTCCAGCAAAATTATAGCGAATCTTTCCATTGTAGGAAGTTTGAATCCAAGTTCCACCGAGGTTGTCAATCAACCATTGATAACCCTCATCGGGTTCATTATTATCTCCAACAAGAACGCGAATAACTTTATTGTTGTCGTCTAGTTCTGCCCAATGTGCCATTATGCCACCGCAGTCTTTAAGTAACGGACAATTACAATTCCAGAGCCACCAGCTCCACCCGAATAACCTGCCCCATTGCCACCACCTGTTGAACCGCCGCCGCCAGTATTTGCAGTTCCGTTATTACCAACAGAGCTTTGAGAAGAAGGAGAACTTGCGCCGCCGCCAAGACCACCCGTAGTTGGAAAAGAAGAAGCCCAACCTGCGCCACCACCAGCATAATAATAATTGCCACCAGAAAGTTGTCCTGTTGAAGTAGCAGAACCCATTGCATTTAAAGCTGCTATTGTTGCGCCACTTAATCCATTACCACCAGAAGGTGCTGTTCCAACTGCTCCAGCTCCGCCACCGCCGCCCGAAGTAATTCCAGAGGTTGCTCCACCATTATTTCCGTACCCAGTAGCTCCACCAGAGTTGCCCTGTGTTGCAGTTCCACCTGATCGTGCTGGTGCTCCTGCGCCTTGTGCGCCTCCTCCTGAACCGCCGTTTCCACCAGCTCCAGATGTTCCAGCGGATCCCCCGCCTCCACCTAGACCAGTAATAGTGTCAAAAGTTGTATCTGTTCCAGCATTACCTTGATTGAATCCGCTCGGAACTGTTCCACCTGCTCCAATAGTAATTGCATAATTGGCAGAAGTAACTGAACGCCCTGACTGGTACAAGAGTCCACCTGCACCACCAGCGGCTCCAGACGAACCTCCGTTTGTACCTGAACCACCACCTGCAACAACAAGAACGTCCATGGAAACCGAACCACCAGAAACGCCAAGAGTTCCGTTAGAAGTAAAAGTTCTGTAGTAATAAGTTGAATCCGAAGCCAGCGTTCCACCAGTTACGGTTGGCAACGGTGGAACTCCTACTGGTTGAATTAAACCTGCAGTAATGCAACCAATCATTAGGCAATGCCGCCAGAGATGTACCAAGTATCTGTTGCAGTCTTAATGCAAACTGCTGTCTTATATTGAGCCAAGGTTGGAGAAGCTGCTGTTGCGCCAGATGAGAGGACTGTAGTAGTGCCAGAGGTAACTGCTGAAATTGTGCAAGTACCTGCACCCTTATTAAGAACGGTGATTGCTGTGCCTACTGGAAACGCTACTGAGGCGTTGGTAGGAATCTTAAAGGCTACTGCTGTTGCCTTGTTCATAGGAACTAAGACTTGGTACTGATCCGCTAAGACTGCTGTGTAGTCTGCCGTTGCGTCACTATTGACGGTAAAGGTCACTAGACCATTCACGGTAGCGGCAGTAAGAATATCGCCTGTTGTTGATGGTAGTCCTGATGCCATTATATCTCCTAGTAACCCAATGTAGATGTGCCGATTATACCGTAATACGAGCTTCCAACGATGAATCCATCGGCTATTGGCTCAAGCGTTGTAATTTTAGCGGTCATCTTGTTAGGCGTAATAGACCAGTTGATGCCTTGGAACTGTAAGTTCTTTACGATGGTAGAACCATCTGGCTGGACGTTGGTAATAAGTAGATTGCTGAAGTAATCAAGTCCAAGCATTGTGTCGGTTGGCACTGATGGATCGAGTAAATCTACTTCCATCTCGTCAATGCGGATTGTGGTCTCTTGACGAGTTGCAATGTATTCCTTGGCAATGTCGGTAACGATGGCATCTGTTTCAGCTACAAGGTCAGTCTGGGTAACTGAGTGAGGAAAGTACTTATCAATTGATGCTTGGTTGATTGCTGTGATGGTTGAACCGCCAACACGGGCAAGATTGGCTTGGTTGATGATGAGCTTGTCATCGAAGGCGTACTTGAGGTTCTTGTATGGAATGCCGCCTGTTTGATTAAAAGCTGTAGGGGCAGTAGCTAGAGAAGCCATGACCTGCGCTCTAGACTTAAAGACGGCTGTGCCTGAGGTGTCCATATAGAACGCGCCTGTCTCAGAAAACTCCGCGTTCTTAATAGCTGCAAGGCTTGTACGGTTAGTTGCAGGATCAGCAATACAAGTATTAGCACCTGCCGCTACTGTACGCATTGAAGTAGGGAATGACACTTGATTAAGTATTTTGCCTATGCGTGTGCCTGTTGTCTGTCCTGCGCCTGAGTCTGTAATGGTATTGACGTTAGCCATATTGAATAGGCGAAAAGCATCTTGGCAGACAATATCTACATAGCCAGTATCTTGATTGACTGGGTAGGTGTAGCGGTATTCGATGGCATAGCCTGAGAATAGGTATTTCTGGGTAGTGGCTGTAGTGGCTGAAACACGCACTTTACGAAGCGGTACAAGTTTGCCGTAATAAGGGCTGGCTGTGTTCTGAGGATTAAAGTAGCTGAGAGGGTCTAAGACTCTGACCGTGCATTGCCCTGCCTCGTACTGGTCGCGCTGGATATTGCGTCCACGAGTAATGCTGATTTCATAGACGTTAGGAGTTAGATCAATTACTGGCTCTGGAGAACTAGAATCGCCTAAAGTGTTTGTACCTAAAATTCCGTATTTAGCATCGCCAATAACGAAGCCGTTATAGCCAAAGGTTGCGCCGTTAGTAAAGTCAAAGGATACGGCTATCTGCGCTGGGAGTGCCATTAACTGAACATACCTGCGATTCTACCAATTTGAGATGGTGAACCTGAAAGACTTGAAAGCTGCGCTCCTGCTAGGACTTTATCAATAAGTTCCTGCTCACGGATCACATTGCCTTGGACTGTTACGTTAATAACTGGGGCTTGCATGGCTGCTGCAACTACTGGTGAGAAGCCACCAGATGCTCCTGCTCCTTGTGAGACTAGCTGAGAAAAAGAGCCAGATGCAGCCATTTCTGAAGGCGTAGGCAACGCTGCTGCTGAGGCTGTAGTACTTGGTACATTAGGTGCAGTTGAGCCTGTAAGGACGGCTGCTGCCTTATTAGCAAGGTATGAAAGGTAAGCATCGAGGTACTCAAAAGGGTTCTTGGCATTAGGCAAGGCTGATAAGAACTTGGCAAGGTTGCCTGAAGAATCCTGTGCAGCAAGAATCTGGTTAGTCAGTCTAGTTGCTACGTCAGCATTGCCATTAAGCAAAGCCAATTGAGCCTCAATACGCATCTTGTCATCGTCTGAGAGTTTGCCCTTAAGTGCCGCTACAAGTTGAATCTGCTCAAGATCAAAGACTGTGCCAGCCTTCTTTAGTGCGTTTTGTCTTTTCTGCTCGGCTGTAAGTGCTTTCTGTGAGGCTACTTGCTTCTTGTTAAGTGCTGCTAATTCCTTAGCTCTCTTAGCTGCTGCTGCTTCTGCTGCGCGTTGCTGCGCTGTTCGAGCTGCTGTACCTGCTGGAGACTTAGAACGGTTGATTGAAGGCGAAGCGGCGGCCATAAGGGCATTAACATCCCCGCCCGCAAGAAAGTTTGTATATCCCTTACGGAACTTCTCAACCAAGCCAATGGCTGAACCTAAGAACACGACAAGGTTGCTTGTAGCCTTAGCAATATTGTCAATAGATTTAGCAGCATCGCTAGCTTCTGTGCCACCGCCAATACGAGCAAAGGCATCAACTAGCCCTTTGCCTATTGTCTCCTTGGCATTATTAGTTGCTAGAGTAAGAACATCGAGTTTGAAAGAAGTTGTTTCTAGATAGGCGTTAGCAGCTCCAGCAGACTTAGTAAGCATAATGCCAAGAATCTCAGCGAATGACTTTGACTTAAGTTCTGCTTGAGTAAGACCTATGTTGTACTTCTTAAGCCCACGAGTAATCCCTACATAACCATTGGCTAGGTCTTGTGAGACTGTTGCTAAATCTATACCGCTAGCTCTTGAAATCTGAATGGCATTGTTAAGAAGCTCTTGAGACTTAGTTAATGATCCTGTCGTGGTCAGCAAACTTTGGAAAGCTGGACGAAGAACGTCATCAGCGATAGCTGAGGATTTCTCAAGCTCTGCTATAAATGTCGTGACCTTGGCTTGAGAGAATGAAAGCCCCAAGTTATCGACTGCGGTTGCTAGTCGCTTGGCTGCTGCCTCATCTTCTGCGAAAGCCTTGACTGCTGCTTTGCCGTAAGCACTCATAGCTGTTACGCCTAGAGCAACCCCCAAGCCGCTAGCAAGTTTCTTAACATTGCGCTGAAGGCCTGTTACCGATTTATTGGCTTTATCGAAAGCTGCTTTGCCTGTGTACTCGGCAGCAATATTAATGGCTACATTGCTCATGCTGCTCTCCTTAGATCAACTATCTGTGTACGGTCATTGAACTTTTTTGTAGTATTTTCTAATGAACGAATAACTGCAAGATTGGCTTTGCCTTGGGTCTTAGCCCAAGCTCTAAAGATAAGGCGACCCATCATTCGATGATCTGTGCCCTTCATTGAGCCGTAAAGGTTTCCAAGGTTTGAGATAAACTGATTGCCAGCATAAGGATTGTTTGACCTAGAGACTCCCTTAGAAGCTCCGCCGCCGTTAGGCCCGACCCATTCTTGACCTTGGCCATTCTTGCGCCCAGCAGTCTCATAGATTGCGCCAATCATGGACTTATTCTGAATTCTAATTGTGTTCTTAAATCCAGCCCTGTTGGTTTGGCTAGGACTCGTCTTGTAGACAATGCCAGATTTAATGACTGAGGCATTGTAAGTAGGGAACTTGCCATCGAAAAATGAACGAGGAGCCCAACCTGACATTGGAGATTGAGCTGGAACGAAGCCTCTTGCATCTTTAACAATTGGTTTAAGAACTGCGCCTAGTTCTTTAGTCAATTCTTTTGCAAGGTCAGGAGCATATTGGTTCAAGGCTTTTCTAAGAGCGACCGCGCCTACTACTTCTGTTGGCATCGCTTCGCTCCTTTGCTAAATCCTTGAGCACATCTACATGTGCCTTGAACGCCATTGGCGATAGTTCGACAATGGTTTGGAAGGGAACTCCATACTCGTAACTCAAGCGAGTTGCGAGATAGGTGAGGGAGTTCCGATCTACCCTAAAGGGTCAGACTCTAAGACCTCAACTGACTTGAGGGTCTCAAGGAATCCTTCCCCGAAAGGTTTGACTGTTTCACCCGAACGTCTAATTGCTTCCCAGCACAGCCAGTAAACATCTGACTGCTTCTGATCTTCTATAAGAGCTTTGTGAAAGCCCTTCTTGGCGTACTGCTCGAAGGCATACTCAATCAGTGGAGTAATTTCGTACTCTGTTACTGAATTGTCAGCCCTTGTTACCTTTAGCTTTGCCATTTTTAGCCCCTTAGTTAGTTATCAGGAAGTTGTGATTGCTACTGTACCAGAGACGTTCCAAGTTACAGACTGAGTTGATAGA